GGCCACCAAAAAACCGGATCAACGTTCCAGTTTCAAAAAGGCTGACGGGATTTTCAGATTCGTGAAAAGTTTTCCCAATCCCAGAAAATCGGAAAACCGTTTCACCCACAAAACAGGACGTAAATCCATATGTCCGGTTTGCGCAGCCCAAGGCGTGAGCGCGGGGGGTGAGCGGTCAGCCCATGCAGCTCCCGCGCAGCGGACACGCGAAGCGTGCTTCCAGGCGCCAGATCCGAATCCAGCCAGAAAACCGGATTAACGATCCAAATCCAAAACGGTTGGCGGGATTTTCGATTTCGTGAAAAGTTTTTGGAGAGGGAGGAAACCGGAAAACGGTTTCAGGTGGAAAATCAGGGTTTCAGAGGGGCTTGGGTGCGTGAATGGCGCACTAAGTTTGGATTGCTTAGGTTGGATTCAGGGTTGGAAAGGGAAACGTGTACAGAGGAGCGGAAAGAAACATAGGCCTAGAACGAACAGAAACGGGGTGAGAGCGAGAGGAAGGAAGCGGGGAAGGTAGGTACAGCGGAAAGATGGCGAGAGGAGCGGGAAGGGGAAGGAGAAGAGCGGGAGGGGAGAGGACACGAAAAAGGCCGCATCCAGTGAAGGACGCGGCCAGAGGATAGGGAGAGGAGTGGGTGTCAGTGTCGGTACAGCCTGCCGTCCGTCCCGACGCGGTGAGCGAGTAGGGGCGAGGGGGGCGGGGTTGTTGATACGGACCAGTGGATGTCAGTCGCGGACAACTCGCGAGTGAGTGCCCGCATTATCTCGTGTTCGTTTTCGGCAGAAACAGTCCCGACATAGGAACGAGAACCGTTTGAGGATAGCGTGTAAACGTAAAAGGTTTGCATCGGTCAGATTAGTTGAGAGTGTCCACCACGAACCCGCTTTGGTCATGCTTGGCTTTGCCTTTGGCTTTGAGTCCGACAACGTACCCGGAACGTCCAGCCCGCGCGCGGCGGTCCAAGAACCTTAAATCGGTTGCGTCGCCGTTGAGAACGGGGCGATGCCAGAAAACAGATGGGAGCGAGTCGCGGAACACGACGGCGACATTCCCGCCCGCGGAAAGAACTTGTTGGCATTCGGCTTCGTTTGCGGCGGAATCACGCGAAAAGACAACGGTATAGTTTTGAGGGTGAAGGCCTCTTGCGTTGTCTAAGGCTTTTTTGACGGACTTGGAATAGTCGTAGAAGGGAACAGAAGGAAAGCACTCCATAAGTGTCTTGCCTTGAGATGGTACGATGAGGCGGTGAAAAGCTAGGTCAGAGGTGCCGTTCAATCTGACACAAGGGAGCATTGAAAGGCGCTTCGCCTTGGAAATAAGCGCTTTACAATCTTCAAAAAGGGTCTCCATGAATGCGTCACGGTCAGTGAAAAACAGTCTGGTCTTGGCAATGCGTGCCTTTTGGACGTTGCTAAAAGCACCTTTGCCTGCGGAGTTTAGACAACCTTTTTTGCATGACGCTGCCCATGGGCAAACGTTTCCGGCACCTGAGAGGGTGTGGGGGGCGAGATAGAGGATGCCGGTGAGATAGCCAACCTGCTCTCCTTTTTGGGTCTTGGCTGATGAGTGTCCGAGTAGTGTCATTTTGTTTTAGTGGTTTCGGTTGAAGAAAAAGCCATCCTGTTCGACGAAATCGAAGCGGAAATAGGAGTTCCAGACGTGCTGCCAATCGATGCAAGCGCCCAAGAATGAGGGGATTGCGTTCAGGTCGTAATGTTCCGAAACATACTCTTCGGCGAATGCTTCGGTTGAGTCGTAATCGCCAACGTACGCGTCGAGCGCCTGTTGCAGAGTGGTTTCCTCGAAGGAATACCCGAAACACTCGGTAAAGGCTTCCCAAATGGCTTGCTCGGAATCGTTGCAGTCCATCCACTCCCAAAGGCTTGGGGATAAGTAGCTTTCGTCGTAAAAGGCGCGGGGGAAGCCTTCGAAGTCTTGGAACATGAGTTCAGGATCTGCTTCGTCCTTGTGCAGCTCAAGGCAGGCAGCGTGAAAGGTTTCGGGCGTGTGTCCGTCTAACTTAATCCACGCGCCTTTGATTGAGCCGGAGTTATACTTGGCGAAGGTGCCAACGTACACGGCGGGAGACACTCCGGTGTAGGTTTCGGTTTTCATTTTTGTTTGGTTTGGTTTGGTTTGGTTTTACTGACTCAGGGAAAGGGGTTTAGGAAAGAAGCGAGCGCCACAGAAGGACGGTCGACCAGAGGAAGAGGAAGAGGAAGCAAAGCGCTTCAGGGAGCGTCAACGTGAGTTGAGACAGCGCGAGGGTGTCGGCTGCGGTGAGGGCGAGGAAGCCTAGGGATATGAGGTTGTTTTTCATGGGTTTAGGTAGGGTTTAGGGTGTTACCAGCAGATGATACCATTAACCAAATAGGGGTCATAAGCGTGTTCGAGTGCCTTTACATAATCTCCTGCAAAGCGGTGATTTAACACGTAACGGGCAGTGCTGAGTGCCTGCAATGCGGTAATGGTTGGATCCATCGCACGCATAACAGCGGCGATGGTTTGGATCTGTTGCTTGGTGCTGAGTTTCATAATGTTACGTTGTTTTTTGTTGCGTTGGCTCACTGCCAACTTGGTGCAAGGTTGGCGCAAATGGGGAGGGATGGCAAGTGCGAAATGCGCATTTTTTGTGTACCTGGTGCGTGGATGTTCTCGCGTTGAGCCCTATGTTGCGAATCTTTTAGGAAAAGATGGCACTTGATAGAAACCTTACGGGAAGGGCTAAAGGAACACCGAACAAGTTCACGACGTTCCTTAAGGAAGCCATGCAAACATCCTTTGAACGTCTTGGTGGTCCCGCATACTTAGAAGAAGTGGGAAGAAGGGATCCCAAGACGTACTGCGCGCTTCTCTCGAAGATGTTCCCACGCCAAGACAAGCCAAACCAAGCTGCAGAAGGCGCCGTCTCCACGCTATCCGACGCCGAAATAAGGCAAAGGGTCGCTGGTATGTTGCGCGAAGGACTATCGCCCGCAGGCATCGAAACAGGGGAAGTCGTTGATGCTGTGGAGGTTGGAGATAAAAGTGGTACTTGAAGTTCAAGTATACATGACTGCGATTGTAAAGACTAATAGCTTAAATCATAGTAATTCCATGCAATCAAAACGCGTTTAGTGTCAGTCATCAAAGATTCCAGCACTAGGTTGCACATTAACTTATAAATAAATCACGAATCCAAACATACCTAAAACCCCCTGAACCCATCCAGAACTTACAGCGGAGACGGCGGCGTCTCCGCGAATCTCGCTATTAACCCGTGAAAGAACTCAGTCCCGAAGAGAAAGCAGAACTCGTCTTGTGTTTGGAGGAGCTCCAGCGCCGCAAGCGCGAGCGCCGTTTGCTCGGTTACTACCCAGACACCGGACCCCTCAGGCGGGAGCTCTACAAGAAGCACCTAGCCTTCTTTGAGGCGGGGGCGAAGTACAAGGAGCGTCTGATGATGGCAGCTAACCGCGTCGGTAAGACGGAAGGCATCGGCGGCTTCGAGATGGCGTTGCACCTCACGGGCCGGTACCCCTCATGGTGGACGGGCCGCCGGTTCGAGCGCCCCATCTCAGCGTGGGCGGCAGGGGACACCGGTAAGACCTCACGGGACATCTTGCAGACGAAGCTGCTGGGACCGGCTGGGAGCCACGGCACGGGCCTCATCCCGAAGGAGGACATCCTGCGGGTGTCGGCCAAGGCCGGTATCGCAGACGCGGTGGAAATCATCGTGGTCCGGCACGCCTCAGGCGGAGAGTCGCGGTTAACGCTCAAGAGTTACGACCAGCGGCGCGAGAGCTTCCAGGGGACGGAGCAGGACATCATCTGGCTGGACGAGGAGCCGCCATTGGACATCTACACGGAGTCGCTGCTGCGAACGATGACGAACGACGGTATGGTGATGCTGACGTTCACGCCGCTGTTGGGGATGAGCGAGACGGTGATGGCGTTCTTGAAGGACGGGGAGGTCGCGGAGCGGGCGGAGGGGACGAAGTTCGTTGGGATGGCGACGTGGGACGACGTGCCGCACCTGAGCCAAAAGCAGAAGGAGGATCTGTGGTCGAGCATACCGCCCTTCCAGAGGGATGCACGGTCGAAGGGCGTGCCGCAGCTGGGGGCAGGGGCGATATATCCGGTGCCCGAGAGCGAGCTTGTGGTACCGGACTTTGAAGTACCGGTGCACTGGCCGCGGGTGTTTGGGATGGACGTGGGCTGGAACAAGACAGCAGCGGTGTTTGGAGCTCTGGACCAGCAGAGTGACACGCTGTATTTGTACTCGGAGCATTACAGAGGGCAGGCGGAGCCGGCGATTCACGCGGAGGCGATTAACGCGAGGGGGCGTGGGATACCTGGGGTGATTGATCCGGCGTCGCGTGGAAGAACGCAGGTGGACGGGCAGCAGTTGTTTGTGAGGTACCGGCAGATGGGGTTGGATTTGACGGTGGCGAACAACGCGGTGGAGACGGGGATATATGATGTGTGGCAGCGGATGTCGACGGGGCGGCTGAAGGTGTTTAAGAGCATGACGAACTGGGTGGCGGAGTTCCGGTTGTACCGGCGGGATGACAAGGGTCGGGTAGTGAAGGAGAACGACCACTTGATGGATGCGACGCGGTACTTGGTGGTGAGCGGGCTTAACCGAGCGGCCTTGAGTCTGAAGAAGCGGATGCAGAAGCTCATTGACGTGGTGCCGGTGATGAACTTCTTCTCGAGGAAGTAGACGTACCCATGCCCACAAGCCCCCGAGCCCCTGCAACCCCCAAGCCCCCAAGCCCCTCAAGCCACCCCAGCCCCTACCCCCAGCCCCATTGACACAAGCCCTTAAACCCGCATGATGATGAGCATGAAGAACGATCCGGTTAAGGTCCACGCGGACGCGCTTGCGGAGTTTGACCGCATACAAGAGGTACTCAG